TGCAGTTGGGTTGATGATTAGCATTGAATCATCTTTGTCAGTGTCATTTGCTGACGGTACGTTTGCAGTGACGTAAAGATCAAGTCCTGCAACGTTTCCACGAATTGAATCTGGACGAACTGAACCACCCGCGTTTGAAGGTTGTGCAGCCATGTAGATTGGACGACCTGAATCGTTCAATGTCATTAGGTTTGCCCATTGTGAAGTGTTCGCAAGAATGTTGCGCGCAAATCCCTGTGTGTTTGAATAAACTGAAGCAGCACCGCGTGAAACAAAACCAAGCAATTCAGCTGCGGTTGGGTATGTTGTCAGTGTTGTTGCGTCGGCTGTTGCACCGCTTGCAAGTGCAGTATAGACGGCTAGGTCTGTTGCTTTTGCGTACGCTGCTGACATGTTTGTCAATAACTCATTGAAAAATAGCGGTGAAGTACGGTCAAGCAATTCAACGGAAAATGTCTGTTGTCCTGCGTACTTCTTGACGGATACTGAAAGGAAACTTGAAGCCTGATCAGTTTCTGAGGGTGTGCCTGCTTCGGCAGTTTCTGCCACTGTTGGCATTGTTGTGATCTTTGGAATTTCAAAAGACATGCCAGCGTCAGGCAAGACCCCACGGCTGATCGCGTCCACGGCACTTCTTGTCGTGTTTGCTAGTCCATTGATTACTTCAGTCAACTGACGTGTAGGAACTAAACCTGCGTTGTCTGTTGTGTCGTCTGCTGCTGCAACGTACTGACGAGCATTCTCGTCACCCAATGAAGCGCGGATTGTGTTTTCTAGGTACTTAGCAGCGGTGAACTCTAAGCGTGGCTTAGTTGTCCAACCACCGACCGCAGCATTTACGTTTGCGGTTACTGACTGGGCGGCTTCTACCGTTTCGGCGGTTGAAGCGTCTTTGACGGTGTCTTCCACTTCGTCTTCTCCTTCTGTTGGTTGTGCTTCAGGTTCGATTGTCGAATCTGAAATTTCTGTTTCGCCTTCTGTCGCTGCTACTTCTGCAACGCGCGCTGATCGAATGGCAGGTTCTGACGTTAATGCAACACCAGTCATTTCACCCTTCAAAATTCGCACTGTTCCGTCTTTCAATGTTTCGTATTCGTCAAAATAAACTTCAACGCTGAAACCGTCACGCAAACCTTCAGCTGCTTCAACCAGTGCGTCATTTCCCGCAGTTGTTTCAGCAATTTTGAATGTTGCGTCAATGCCCTGGTCGCTTGATTGAATTGAAAGTGTTTTGCCAATTCGACGTGTGCGGTCGTGTTCAAGATTGAGAAGCACCGGGGTTGCTTCAATTGAATTCTTTGCAAACTGCACTTTACCTATTGACGCGTTGCCAGTTTCTTCGAATGTAACAATGCGCCCTGTGATTGTGCGACTGTTTGAATCGGCAGCCGTGATTGCAATGGGTGTGATCAGTTTTTTCATAGCAGCATGTCTTCTTCCTCGCGTATTTCTTCGATCGACATTGCGCCGATACGATTTAAGATTTCATAGACTTGCGCGCGTTCGTAAGGATTGCCACGAAGGAAATCGTCTAAATCAAACGACACGCGATTTCCTGCTGGGGTGAAATCCGCAAAAGATAACCTTTGCTCAATAATTGACATGTAATTGCGGAATGCAAAATCAACCAGGTCGCGACGCTTATCAAGTGCATTTGAATAAGTAAATGAAGATTGTTGCGAATCTGTAAAATACGCAGGCAAACCGCATGCGCGTGATAATTCAAGCGCAACGTAATTGCGGGCTTCGTTCAGCTGCAAATTCTTTGGGTCATAACCAATTGTTTCAAGTGTTACGTCAGCATTTAAGAATGCGGTTGATTTGTTGCTGCGTGCAGTGCGCCATGATGAAAGCAATTTTGCAACGCGGTCTGCTGGAAGTGATGTGCCATTTGATTTCAAAACCATTTGCGGTATTGGTTCATTGGCAAAATTCATTGAAGCCTTTTCAAGCGCAGCAGCCGCCTTTATTGTGCGACCTGCGCGTGCAAGCAAACCTTCTTGTGTGTTTGGGAAAACGACTAGGTTTGAAGGGTCAACGGGTGTGCCGTCGATCTCGTAAGAATCAATTTCTGTTCCATTTGCGTTTGTTGTAATTGAAACGCGTTCAGGTGCAATTCTTTCCATTGCACGAATTTTGCCTGTGTCTGCGTAGCGTTCCATAACCCAGCCATAAGCAGAATTATGGAAAAACAAATCTGAAATTATCCATGACCAAAATGTTGAACCTGGAATGCGTGGGTCAGGTTGGTTAATGACGCGTGATTGAATTACCTTTTCACCTGTTGCAATGTTGCGCGTGTGCATAGGCAGTGACGCAATTGTTTGAATAATTCCCAGTGCGCGCGCAACTGTTGGAACTGACATGGCTTCAGCGCGGTTTGCGCTTTGGATACCGTAAAAATAAAAATTATTATTTTCGGTGAAGTATGGTGCAAGTGAAGCGTCAACGTCCACGGGCGCAGCTGGAACGGCAGCGGCAACCCGTGGCACAAATAGATCAAATAAACCCATGTGCAAATTGTGTCAGGCTTATACGATCAACCCACCATGATGTCAAGATCATTCTCTGGGCGTGTCGCAAAATGTGTGACCAATGCCGTTGCCACTGCACCACAAACAACCGCCTGACTTGCCCGCCGACCAATAACCCAACCGCCGTCACCGCGACGCAATTGAACGGCTGAAAGCATTTCTTCGGTCAATTGAGATTGTCCACGGTGTTTCAAGCGCCCTGAATTGATCGCGCTGAGCATTTCGTCGCACGCCTGCGGATAAAACCCGTCCATGTCGAAAACGGGAATGCCAGCAGGTGCAAGGCGCGCGGCGACGGCTGCGCTGGTCTTGCGACTATAAAGAACGTATTCGGTTGAGTATTTGCGGGCATAATCTGCCAGGTCGTTGGCGATTGCTTTGTCGTCCAATTGCAATTCGTTTGACCAGGTGTGAAGTAATTTTACAACAAAGGTTTCGTCGCCTAATTTTTGAGCGCCGACCAAACTTGCGTGTTTTCTGTCAGGTGATAGATCAATTGCAAGCCAGGTCAGTTTCTCAGGGTCAAGGTCTGAAGTCTTGTCAACGCAATTGCCCCAACTGGCAGCGTCCACGGCTGACGAAATGGCAACAACCCAGCGGCACAACACTTCAGTCATGACCACGTCGGCAGGGTCGTTCAAAACTGACTTGATGTTGTCAGGGTGAATTGTGATTCCCATTGCTGGGTTTGAATAACGTGCGTTTTCCACACTGATTTCGTCGGTTGGTGCTGACCATTCAAAATAGCCAATTTCGTCATCTGCCCCAGCGATACGGGCAAGCGCGCGGTTTCTGAAATCGTTCAGCACGACACTTGAATGGTCACCCGCGTTTGTGTACGCCATGACCAAAGGATTGCTTGCCGCCATAAGGGTGTAACGCAGGGAAGCAAAACTTTCAATGTCATTCATTTCACGTAATTCATCAAGATGAATGGTGGACGGTCTACTTACGCCGCGAGCAGCTGAACCGCCTGCACGCACAATGAACCGATTACCCGAAAGGGTTTCGATTTCCTCACCGCCGTGTTGCCAGCGGATTTTTTTGACCTGTTTTCTTAGGTCGTCGTTGCCGTCAATGATTTGAACCATTGCCCTGAACTGTTCCAATGATGTTGACAGGCGGTGCGCCGAACCGATCTGCAATTGTTCGTCCCAAAGAAACAAACCACCCAAAATCCTGATTTGCTGCAAAAATGACTTGCCATTTTGGCGTGCAACCACAATGCAATTGATCGGTGAAGCCCAGCGTCCGTCAGGCTTGATTTTGTGGGTATTTATGAGCGCAAATTTCTGCCATTCCATTAAATCGATCTTCAGGCTGCTGGCTAAATCGATCAATTCGCCCCCGCGTGAAGGCAGGTCGTTCAGCGGCGTGTGAATTCTAGGCGTGGAAATACCCGTTAAAACGGGCTTGTCGCAGGTCGAATCGGTAGCCCGATTCAGGTCATTTGAGGACGGTTCAGTCATCTTCGTGGCTTACAGACGCGTTTGAAGGCTTCTTTGACCCCTTTGAGTCGTTTTGGGGGGAAACAAATCCCGGAAGGGTCAGGGGTGTCCTAGCGCTATTAAAAAACCGCCCCCCCTTCGATAAATTGCAACTTTTGCACAACGTTTGCAAATTGTCTTCAATGTCGGCATTGCCTTCACCAAATGCGTGTCTTGGGATTATGTGATCGACGTGGTTGCCTTCAGCCCCACACAACTGGCATGAATACCCGTCACGGTGCAGTATCTTCAAACGAAGTTTGCGCCATGTATGGGTTGAACCATTGTCTTTCAGTGCGCTTGCCATTAATAGTACCCATTCGCCTGGTGGAATGCCCATGCCTTGCATGGCGTTTGATAACGAACTGTTATGTATTTCAATGAAGCGTCTATCTGTCTGAATGGGTCAAGGTCACGGTAGTGCTTCGATCTCATTTGACCCAAACCGAAATGACTACCGTTCTTCGCAATGTACGACCAACGCGATTCCTTTGTGATGATCTTGTTAAAGCACTGAAATTCCTTATAGTCAAGAATCCTTGAATGTGCATACAACTTCAAATGGTCTATTGAGTAATTAGCAGCTAAGGCAGGGTTTGCCCCTATCGGTGCGACGAAGCCAGTGATTAACAACAACAATTGAAGTCTTTTTTTATTTATCTTTTTCTTTTCAAGATTATTTGAAAGAACTTCATTCTTATGTAAAACCCTTAAATGCGGGGTGTTGTTGTATGCGTCCAGCGTACACCCCCCATGCAAATACCCGTCAACTTTACGCATGGCGTTGGGCGTGTCCCACACCTTTTGCACCCCTGTGCATAACGCCTGTGGATAACTTTTAACGTGTAATAGTTTCAATTGAACCCCACCCTTCGCGACGAATAATGTGTTTTGCCTTTTGTAATCGACGATAGTGTTCAATTACGATTACTGGGGGTGCAGGGTGTTCACGGGTAACCTGAACGCCTAATAGGGTTGCAAGGGAAGTATCAAACACAACCAACCGTGTTTCTAAACCTAATCGGTCAGCTAAATTCAGCCAAACTTTTCGGTGGGTGCTGATTGTGTGAGTACCGTCGGCAATAAGGTGTTTGCCTGATTCGACTGCTTTGATTGCCTTCATGCGTTGGTGTTGCATGTAAGCCGCAACGTCTAATTCACGGTTAATTCTTACACCTTCAGTGTTGAAAATGTGTTCGTCGCCGTTTTTGTTTTTTGTTACCCAGGTCGATTTGCCTGCCCCTGGTGCGCCCATAAGCACGACGATCATTGATGACCCCAGCCTTCACCCTTGAATGAAATGCCGAAAGTTGAGTAACGCCGACTCATGTTTGCCCCGCAGCAGATTGGCTGGTTTTCGTCGTGGATTGACTTATCCACTTCAACACGGATTTTGCACACCGTGCATTCAAACTCATAGATTGGCATTTGAAGTCCCTATCTGTGCAACCCCCATGACTTCGCACTTCGTGCATTGAATTACTTCCACACCTTCGGGCAGGTTGTCCGTTATTTTGTGAATCAGCTGCACCGTAATCTTCTTGCATTTCCTGCATTCAAATTGCACTTTGTCCATAGTTGGATTTCCTTAAATTCTCAATTGGTTGAAGATTGATTTGAGTGACCCACCAGTTTGGTTGCTTACTGTG